AAGGAAAACATAACTATGGAGAAGTTTATGCTAACACTAAAACCCAAGATGGAGCTATTTCGGCTTATTTATTAGGACAAAATATTATCCCCCCTTCTAGAGATAGAAATCCTATATTTAAAAAAGGGTATGCCGGAGGTTATTTATTTTGCCCTAAAGCAGGTCTTTATAAGTATATGTTTGATGAAGATTTAACTTCACTATACCCCTCTATTATTATGTCTCTTAATATTGGTAAAGAAACATATGTTGGTAGAGTATTAGACTTAATGGATGATAGAAATAATCGTTTAGGATTAAATGATTTAGAAGCAATGGATCCTGAAAAGGAATTATGCGTTGAAAATCCCCAACGTCAACAAACCTACATTAAATGTAGTAAAATTATTGAAACTATAAAGACTAATAATTTAGCTATATCTGCAAATGGTGTGATGTACCGTACTGATAAAAAATCAGTGCTTTCTACTATACTTTCTAAATGGTTTGATGAGCGAGTAAAATATAAGGGTTATATGAAAAAAGCATATAAAGCAGGTGATAAAGAGAAAGGAGCATTTTGGCATCAACGTCAACATACAATGAAAATTTTGTTAAATAGTTTATATGGTGCTACTGCTTTAGGATCGTTTAGATATGGTAATGTAATCTTGAGTGAATCAATTACACTATCTGGGCAGCGTATTATTCAAGAAAGTGCTTTATGTGCTAATAGACATATGAATAAAGTAATGAGAAGAGAAATAGAATTATGAAATTAACACCACAATCAATTAGAAATAACGTAAAAATTACTTGGAATGGAGAACCCATCTCTAAACAAGAAATTATAGATATGAGTACTCTTTGGAATGAAAAGCAAATAATGTTTTTTAAAAAAATGGCAAAGCAAGGAGGTACTTTTAAAGTAGATAATAATAAATTTAAAATTACTATCACTGAACCTATTTTAACCTCTAGAGGTCTTAAAGATGGAGGAATACAACAAGTAGATCCTGAAGCTAGATTTTAATGAAGCATTTAGAAGATACACCTTGGTGGATTTGTGATGAAGGGGATTACAATTTTTGTGCTTACGTAGACACAGACTCTAATTACTTTAATGCTGAGCCTCTACTTAAACATTTGTACCCTGATTTTGAAGAAAAAGATGACACCGAAAAAGACAATTTACTAGAACAAATTGCCCTTAAATATCAGGATATTATAACTAATGATTATAATAGGTTAGCTCGAGATTGTTTTAATGTTCAAGAACATAGACTTGAAATGAAAACAGAAGCAGTTATCCGTTCTGCTTATTTTAGAGCTACTAGAAGATATGCCCAGTGGATTACAAAACAGGAGGGTATTGCTAAAGAATCCCTTGACATTAAAGGACTTGAATTTAAAAAGGCAAATTTTCCCCCTATATTTGGAGAGTTTTTTAATGATATCTTACAACAAATCCTAAAAGGGGGAGAACAAAAGCATATTGATAAGTTAATTATGGATTTTAGAGATAAAATAATGTCTAAAAATACAGACATTGCTTTACTAGGAAATCCTACATCAGTAAAAACCCTAAACGAATATGTTGCTCGCAAACCCAGAGCAGGAGAAGTATTAACTGAATTGAAAAAGGGTGCTCCTGCAAACGTTAAAGCAGCAGTTAAATACAATGACTTACTTAGATTTTGGCAATTAGATAAACAACATAGCCCTATAGTCCAGGGTGATAAAATTAAGTGGATTTATTTAATTGATAATCCTTATAAAATTGAAGCAATTGGTTTCCTAAGTTTTGATGTCCCAGATAGGATGCGTAAATTCCTAAATGATTATGCTGATCGAAGGAAATCATTTGAAACTATATTACAATCTAAATTAGAAAATTTTTATACTGATTTAGGTTGGACACTTAATTTGAACCCTAATATTAATAAATTCTTTCAATTCCAATGATAACAAAAAATAAATTACAATCAATTATCTCTAAGTATTATCTTGGGGGTAAAGTAGAATCCGTTAAATGGAAAGTCAAGGATGGTAAACTTGATATTGATTTTATGGCACCTACTAAAGATATGATTGGTAGACTATCTTGTGATAGTTTTTCTATGGTTAATGAGGGTGAAATGGCTATCTTTAACACAACACAACTCAATAGATTATTAAATGTATTGGCTGGTGATTTGATGCTTGATGCTTCTAAAACTAATAAAGTATTAACTAAACTTACCATCCAGGATAATAATGCTTCCATTAACTATTCACTAGCTGATCCACTTATGATTCATAAAGTAGGTGAAGTAGATGAAAATGTTGAATGGAAAGTACAAGCCACCCTTGAAAATGAGGATTTTAACACATTTGTTAGAGCTGCTGCCTCAATCCAAGGAAATGAAATTGTAACACTATCTGCTACTAGGGATACAATTGATACCCCTATTATTAAATTTATATTTGGTGAGCGTATGGAATTTTCAAATAAAGTAGAATTCCATACTAATGCCCAATTTGGAGATGATGTTAGGGAAGATAATAAAATCCCATTCAACAGTGAAATGCTTAGAGAAATATTTAATGCTAATAAAACATCAGATGAATGTCATCTGAGTTTTGTAGATGATGGTTTACTTCGTTTAGTTTTTACAGCAGAAGATGAAGGTATTAATACTACATACTTTGTTGTACGAAAAGCAGATTATTAAATACGTATAATAAACATAGGTGAACCTTCAGGACATCTAAGTTATAAAAATTTATTAACCCGAGTAGCTAAGGCACTCACAAATTAAAATGATATGAGTACATTATTCAATGAACATACCCCATTCGATATTTTATATCGAAATCTTTTCAAAGCAGACGAAGCATTTGCTCCTGCTTTAAATTCAAAACAACCCCATCCTTTAAACATTTACTATAACGAAGACGGTCTCTATTTTGAGATTGCTTGTACTGGTTTAACTAAGGATGATATTCAACTTAAAACTGAAGGAGATATATTAAATATCTCATATGATAAACCTGAAGAATCTGATCTTAAAGATTATTCGGGGTACATTTATCATGGTTTAAGTAAAAAGTCATTTAGCTTAGGATATAAAATCGCTCCTAAATTTGACTTATCTAAAATTGAAGCAGAGATGCTTAATGGATTATTGAAAATTTTCCTCCCCCTAACTAAAGAATCAAAACCAAAAGCAATTAAAATTAAGTAAAAAACGCTTGGATTCCTGAAGATTCATTCGTATATTTACAGGGTAAGGTTGCGGTGGCAGCTGAGCTTAATTTAATTTATTTTTAAGAGTTATGGAATATCTAAGAGATCCATTGTTAGGAGATTATTACATTGTTATTGATGAGTATAACTACTCAGCATACAAAACCATCGTCCCCAGTAGCGGTACACCTTATGAATCATGTATTGGTCATTTTGGTGAGATTGGAGGGGCACTTAAAAAAATTGCTGACAACACAATGAAGGGTCAGTCATATGATAGTATTAAAGAATATATCAAACAATATAAATCAATTTTAAACAAATTTAACGAAAATTTTATGTAATGGTAAAAGCATTATTTAACGCCGTAATTGTAAAACCCATCGAAGAAGAGGAAAGTGTTCACGGCAACATTGTAGTTCCTGATATGGGTAAAGAAAAGAATATTAAAGGTGAAGTCATATCTGTTGGTCCTGGGACTTATCAGATGGGTCACTTTATTGAAACTACTATTCAAGTAGGAGATACTGTATTACTCCCTCAAATGGGTCCTACCACAATGGACTATATGGGTGAGGAATATTTAATCTGTCAAGAAAATCAAATTTTAGCAGTAATTGAAAAATGAGTAAAGTAATTAATTATGGGGATGATTCCCGAAAAAAGCTAATTGAAGGTATTAATCAATTAGCAGATGCAGTTGTAACAACTTTGGGTCCTAATGGACGAAACGTAGTTATTCAACAAGATCAAGGTGTACCTCAGAGTACTAAAGATGGTGTAACCGTAGCAAAATCAATTGAACTTGAGGATCAAGTTGAAAATGTAGGAGCACAAATGCTTAAGCAAGCAGCAATCAAAACTGCTGACCAAGCAGGTGATGGTACTACAACTTCGACTCTATTGGCTCGTGAAATTGTAAATGCTGCTTCACGTTATAGTGATAAAGGACACAATATTGTAGAAATTAAACGTGGAATGGATAAGTGTGTTAAAGCACATGTTGATTTCTTACGAGAACTTTCTCAAGACATTTCAAGTGAAGACCAACTTCGCCAAGTAGCTACTATTTCAGCTAACAATGATGAGGAAATTGGAGAGTTAATTGCAACATCCATGGAAAAAGTAGGACGTGATGGTGTAGTTACTATTGAAGAATCACGTACTGGTGAAACTTATCTTGAAACCGTAGAAGGTTTACAATTTGATCGTGGTTTTAAATCACCTTATTTTGTAACTGATAATGATACAATGAGTTCCCAACTCAAAGATACTGCTATTCTATTTTATAATGGTAGAATCACTACAGTAAAAGATTTGCTTCCATTGCTTGAAAATCTATCTTCACAAGCAAAATCACTTCTTATTATTGCTGAAGACATTGATGGTGAGGCACTTGCTACCCTTATTGTTAACAAGATGAGAGGTACACTTAATGTTTGTGCTGTTAAGGCACCTGATTTTGGTGAACGCCGTACTTTACTTATGAATGATATGGCTACCCTCACAGGTGGGCAGGTAATTGATAAAGATAAAGGTATGAAGCTTGATAAATTTAACCTTGACTGGTTGGGTGAATGTCGTACAGCTACAGTTACTAAAGAAACTACTACAATTGTAGATGGTGCTGGTGAAGAAGATGCTATCCAAAATCTTTGTGAATCACTACAACGTCAAATTGAAAACTCATCTTCACCATTTGAAACTGAACAACTACAAAAGCGTTTAGCTAAAATGACAGGAGGAGTAGCAGTAGTCCATGTAGGTGGAAACACTGAAACTGAAATGAGTGAAAAGAAGGATCGTGTTGATGATGCTCTTCAAGCAACTCAAGCTGCTATCCAAGAAGGCATCATCCCAGGGGGTGGTGTAGCATTACTTCGTTCAAGCATAAATGCTAGTTGTGAAGTAACAAATGATGATCAACAATTGGGTTGTGATATTATGTGTGCTGCTTTGCGTAAGCCATTCCAACAGATTTTAACAAATGCAGGAGTAGAAAATGTTCACCAGATTGAATTTACTACTACCTCTAGTGAAAACCCTAACATGGGTTATAATCTTAAAAACGGTAAGTATGAAGATTTCCTCAAAGCAGGAATTATTGATCCTACCAAGGTTACAAGATGTGCTCTTGAAAATGCTGCTTCAATTGCTGGTACTATTTTATTAACAGAATGTACTGTAGTAAATAAACCATCAGAAAAATCAGACGAACCTCAACTAGGAGGTATGCCTGGAATGTTTTAAATTTAGGTAATGTCTGAATTCGAAACAGTAGAACAAAAGCAACTCATCGCAAAGAGAGTCCCACCTGGAGACAGGTGGGCTCTCGTCGATGAGCCTAATGTAATACATTCTACATTAACTGAGACATTAGAGGCATATTTTAAAAAAACACAGTTTAATGCTGCTTTTTATTTAGACCCTATTGGAAGTGCTTTATATTCAGTTGCTAGAGTAGAGGTAGAAATTAAACCCGAACCAATCAAAACATTCGATTTTTATGGAGATGGCTACAAATAATAGTTTATGGGTTGAGCGTTATAGACCTAATGTATTAGAAAATTATATTGGAAACGAACACCTTAAGGGTGTTATGGCTAAAAACATATCTGAAAATGATATGAATAATATGATTTTTTATGGCCCCGCAGGTACAGGTAAAACTACGTTAGCTAAATTATTAGTTCATAACCTTAATTGTGATTATCTCTATATTAACAGCAGTGATGAAAGAGGCATTGAAACTATTAGAGATAAAGTATCAGGATTTGCTAGTACTATGTCGTTTAAACCTCTTAAAGTGGTTATTTTGGATGAGGCTGATTTTTTAACAATTCAGGCTCAAGCTTCACTCCGAAATGTTATTGAAACTTTTTCTAAAAGTACACGATTTATTTTAACTTGCAATTATGTGGAGCGTATTATTGATCCACTTCAATCACGTTGTCAAGTACTTAAAATTGTACCTCCTAGTAAGGCAGATGTAGCAAAGCATATTTTTAGTGTTTTATCTAAAGAAAACATACAACATAGCACAGACCATTTAAAAGATTTAGTTAATCAATACTATCCTGATGTACGTAAAATGCTCAATGTATGTCAAATGTCTTCTAAAGATGGTGAATTAGAATTGGATAAGCAAACACTTGTATCATCTAATTATGTTGATAAAGTAATTGAATTATTACCTAATAAAAAGTCATTTAAACAAATTAGACAGGTCATCGCCGACTCTAATGTAAATGATTTTGAATCGATGTATAAAACGCTATATGAACGTATGGACGAATATACATCACGTCCTGCTGAAGCGATTATTATTATTGAAGAATACATGTATCACTCAAATTTTAGAATTGACAAGGAAATTAACGTGATGGCGTGTGTTGCTAAATTACTTGAAATCTCTGGAAAAGTTGTTATATAAAGACATCATAGAATTTGGAGATAGGAAATTTTTATTGTATCTTACAATAAGAGAAACACCTAAAATAGATGCTGATATTCTTAAAGAATATTGGAATTGTGATACAGTATTAAAAAAAGACAACTTATATTATTTTTGTAACGAAATTAAAGAAATAGACTATGAAGAAATCAGAAATGACCCCCCAACAACCCCAAATTGATTTGGGTAAAACAACAGCTTTACCAACCCCTGAAGGTAAGGATATTTGGAAACAAGGAGTAATCCTTAGAAAAGTATCTCGCTTTATTACAGGCGGTGATGAAGACGCTATTATGCCCATTCCAATCTTTTATGATGGTGCTACAGGTAAAATCTTAAAGGATACCTTGCCACCTGAACTTAGAGAGGATTATGACACTATTTGATTGGTTAAAGGAACTGACAGGTAAAAAACGCGATTGGGACTCCTTCACCGATAAGGAGAAGGAGTCCTTTAATCCTTATATGGTTAATCGTTTTTTATCTATGCATCAACCCTTTATTGAATTAATAAATTATGTTCAAACCATCCCTTATACTGATAAGAAAAAATACTATACAGTATACTGTGGTTTATTACCTAAACAAAATGTTTGGTTAAAATATATAAAATCAAAAATGAAACAACCCACAATTGAATTAGTAGAGGCTCTATCTAAGATTTATGAGTGTTCTACTCGTGAAGCAGCAACAGCAGTTGCTACATTAGATAATGACGTCTTAGAAGATATGTTATACAAAGCTGGCTACCAGGATAAAGAGGTAACAAAAATGTTTAAGTAATGGATAGTATAGTAAAATCAGTTATAAAACAATTTACTGAACGAGCAGAGTTTGGTAAAGAAAAGTATGGTGTTGATTTAGATAGGGAAGATTTAGTATTTGGAGAATGGGTTACTCATATGAAAGAGGAACTTATGGATGCTATACTTTATTTAGAAAAATTAGAAAAATTATATAAAAAATGAAAATAACTTTTAATATGGCTACTATACCTAGTAGGTATAAATTAGCTTTAAAAGCAATAGATTCAGTTTATGACCAAGCGGGTGAAATTAGAGTATATTTAAATAATTTTGAACAAGTTCCGGAAGAATTAAATAGAGATAAAATAGTAACTCATATTGGAGAAGATTTAAATGCCACTGGTAAATTATTTTGGGCTTTAAACCCTGATGAATATTATTTTTGCATAGATGATGATTTAAGATACCCCTCTACCTACGCTTCAGATATGATTCAATATCTTAATGCATTTGAAGATAAGGTGTGTATTTCTCTTCATGGTAAAATTTTAAACCCAACCCCCTTGCAGAGTTATTTTAAAGGAATAAAATCCTCATTTCACTGCCTCTC